TATATTGTTATTGATAGTGAAATTATTAAATATTCAAGTAAAAACAGCCTTAACTTTTTATCTGCCGAAAGGGGCGCTCTTGGCACTACTGCTGTTTCTCATAACGCTAACTCATTGATCAGAGAGGTTAGATATTTTAATTTTGAGTATGACAAGATTCCTTCTTTAAATGTTAAAAATCCTTTTATTACTGGGATCTTATTTGAAGACCCAGATGAAATAAATATTCTTCATTGGTCTGCATCTCCTTTCAAGGGTAATCTTATTATTTCGGCATCTGAAAACGTTGGTGCAAACAGTATTGCTTTTGCTGAAGGTACTGACCCTATGACTCAGAAAGTTGCTTTTACTTCTATTGCTGGTATACCTATACAGGTGTCAGAGAACAAGAATCAAGTAGTTGAGCAAAAGGCTATTAATTCTGAGAATAGAAGAAAGTACGGTCTAAAAGAAATTGTTATAGATAGTCCATTCATTACTGATTCAGGACATGCTCAGGCTATTGCTGATTTTATAATTGAAAAACTTTCTGAACCAATCCCAATTATTGAAATAAATACGATTTTAATGCCTACTATCCAAGTTGGGGATAGAATTCGTATATCTACACTTGATCAATTTGATATAATTAATAGTGATTATTGGGTCATATCTATAAATACTACTACTGGTAGTGGATATTCTCAAACTATGACTTTAAGGAAGGTGGTGTAATGCCTGCTAGTACATCGGAAACTAATATAAGATTCTTTAGATCTGGCGGTCATAAGCATGACGGTGTTTCTTCTTCTCTCATTGATTTCAGTAAATACAGTATTTTTGATTTTGGTACAGATATTTCACTTAATGGTGAAAATAATGATAGAGAGATAATTCGTACCGATAATCAAATCCGTTTTGATCAGTATATTGCTAGTTTTATATCAAGTCAAATACTTGCACCTGCTGGCATTATTTTAGCTCCCAATTCTGTTCAGGGTCAACATATCGGGGCTGAAGAGATTACTGCTATTAATATTCGTGCTAATACTATTACTGCTAATGAACTTGCTATTAATGTTGTTCAAGTTGGAGACACAATTAGTAGTAATAATTATTCAGCAAGCACTACTGGTTGGCAGATTAGAAGTGATGGTAGTGCTGAGTTTAACAATAACGTTACTATTACTGGTAACATCACTGCTGGTAGTGCTAGTAGCTTAACTAACGGCAATGTTACTGGCGGTACCATCACGGGTGGAACTATCACTATTGGCAACACTGCTACTGCTAATCTTTTTAAAGTTTATGCCGATGGTTCTCTGTCACTGGGCAGTAATACAACTTTTGCTAATGCCCCATTTCGTGTTACAGAGCAGGGTGCTCTTGTTGCTACTTCTGCAACAATTACTGGTAACATTACTGCTGGTACTGCTAGTAACATATCTGGTAGCGTTGTTACTGGTGGTACTATTTCTGGTACTTCAATCAATATTGGTTCTGGTGCTTTCACTGTTAGCAATGCTGGTGCTCTGGTCGCTACTAGTGCAACGATCACTGGTAACATTACTGCTGGTGCTGCTAGTACTATTACTGGTGCAGCTATTCGTGGTGGCACTTTGATCGTTGGCGCCGATGTTACTAGTGCTAATGTTTTTAAAGTTTATTCCGATGGTTCTATTTCGTTGGGCGGTACAACTTTTTCTGGTGCCCCATTTAATGTTAACGAGCAGGGAGATTTGAAAGCTGCTGCTGGGGTAGTTGGTGGTTGGACTCTTTCTAATACCACTATTGAAGGCGGGAGTACTGTTTTATATTCTAACGGAAGGATTGATGCTGGTAATGCTGTTATTTACGCTAATGGAAGGGCATCTTTTGTTAATGGTACTAATTATAGTTTAACTGCTGGTGGTGTTCTTGATATGATTAATGGCACTATCGCTGGTATGACTATTTCATCTACTTCTTTGGCACAAGGATCTCTTACACTTAATAATCAGTTGCTTGTTTCCTCTGGTGGTGTTGGCACACTTATTTCTGGTAGCACAATATCTTTAAAATATAACAATGCCGTTGTCGGGTCTATAGAGGGCTTTGATGACACTACTTTTGGTAATACAATTGTTGTGGATACTAGGCAGTTTGCTATGCAAAATATTAGTAAGTTCGCAATTAGCCCAACAGGTTCAGCCAATTTAAACATTTATTTTAACACTGGTATTGGGTCAGGAACTGGTACTACCGTTGTGAGAACAACAGCAGGAAGAATTGTTCAGTCTTCTTCAAGAAGGGTTTTAAAAGAGAACATTAATCCGATAGATACTGCTTCTAGATTAGTTAAGAAATTAAACCCTGTCTCATATACTTGGAAAGCTCATCCTTTATCCAGTGATATTGAAAAATATTTTAAGGCTTTAGATACTCAATATGGTTTTATTGTTGAGGATGTAGAAGAGGTTGATACTGGGTTAATTCATTATGATTATAATTTACCTTATGTTGAAGGTAAGGAAATGGATTACACAGATCCTAAGAATTTTTCACCGTCAATGTATGACGCAAATGGTATACTAAGTATAACGGTCTCTGCTTTGAAAGAAGTATTAGAGCGCTTAGAGGCTTTAGAGAATAGATGAGGAGTTTACAATGAGTTTACAAGATTATGGAACAGCTAGAAGCCAATATGGTTATTTGGATAAGATTATTGATAATACTGATAATTACGGTGTTTTTTCTTTTGCTGCTTGTGCAAAAATTAATAAGGATAACCAGTCTGAAGGTCGGTGTGATTCTGATACTGTTGGCCCAGTATGTATCACTTGGAAGGAAGGTGTTCCGTATGGTCTTCCTCTTAATTCAACCTTGGGTAATGTCAAATATTTAGTTCCTATTATTGATTGTGCTCCTCATTTTTATATAATTTATTCTGAATGGCAGGAAAGCCAGTTGGACATTGTGAAAAGAAATTATGACAATCTTGAAGAATGGCAACAAAAAGCTATTGATAATGATTGGATTCCCGAAAGTAAAAAGGAGTTGTCTGAATATTTAGAGAATTCTTTGATAGCACTTCATCCTCAAAGGCATGCTAGAACTTTGGGTGAATTGTTTAAACTTATTATTGAATGGGATATTGTTTCAAAAGCACCTTTTAATAACACAGAGGTTCAGTCCACTATTTCCACTAAAATACTAGAATTTTTGGATATGCCAGATGCTGTTCGTACAGAGATTATGGACAATTTCCCAGATACGCATGTGTCACTATATTTACAAGGTGATCCTAATGCAACTCAAAGACCTAGTGGTGTGCCTAATATAACCCCATTATTTGAAGAATGGGTTGAGAGTAAGATCTTGAGTTACCAATATAGAGGGCCAATCGTTTTTTAATTGATTTTATAGTATAATGGAGAAGTATGGCTTACGAAAACTATAATTTTGTTTCTTGGAGTGATGGTACTCCTATATCCAGTCTTAGACTTGCTCAAATGTCAACTAATATTGAGCAAGTTAAAGATGTAGTTGATGATAAAGCTTCTGGTGTTATTAAGTTTAATCAAGTAAACACGAATACTACTTTAACTTATACTAATTTTGGTGTTGAGAATATATTGGTTTCTTTGAAAGATGACACTGCTACTGGCGGTCAAGATAGAAGAGTTAATATTGATGAAAACAGATATTATAAAATAACTGTTAATATTCCTTCAATTAATGTCGCTGATGTTGGCAATGAGGATTCTAAATTTATTATAAGTTTGTTTAATTCTGCTACTATTACAGCCAACAGTAATGTTGGAAAAATTGCTTCTTGGGAGGTTACTCCTCATACTTTTAGTTATATCAATGTAGCAGCAGCAACAGGTAATAACGCTACAAACCTTCGCGCAAATATGGCAAATATTTCTAATGAAGCAATTAAAACAGCTGCTTATCCAAGTAAAATAGGAGCGGGAACGTATTCTCTTTTAAGGACTACTGGTAGCGCTCTAACTAATCAAAGTTTTATTCTGACAGTGCAAAGGGTGCAAGGTCTTAGCAATGTCAACCTTCCCAGTTGGGGTCTTCTTGTCACTACTACTGCCCCTGTACAAATTTATGTTGAAGATGCTGGCGGTATCTAAAATTGCATGCTAGAAGAGAATTAGCTTCTAAACGGCAAGATATAAACTGGTCACCCAAAAACAATACTGGCTCTAACAACCCCAACTTTGCTGGCGGTAAATATATTGATGACAAAGGTTATATAAGAATATTGCTTCCAGATCATCCCCGGAATATTCGTGGTTATGTTTATGAACATAGGCTTGTGATGGAAAACTATCTTGGTCGATATCTCCAGCCTTGGGAAACAGTTCATCATATAAATGAAATTAAAGTGGACAATCGTGTTGAAAACTTTTTTGTTTGTACTCATAAAGAACATAGCGCTCTACATATGGAAGGAAGAAAGCCTAATATGAAGCAGAGAGATAAGATGAGGGAAAATGTTAAAAATACTAAACCTCATACGCAAAAGCGTGATTTTTCTAAAAAAGTAAATATGCAAAAAAAACTTTCCTAATGACAAATAATGCCTACTGTTTGTGGTACGATTGACCCAACCGAGTAGGAGAAATAATGAGTAAATGCGAAGGTAAGAATTGTGAACTTGAGTTTGAACCAAATTCACCCAATCAAAAGTATGCACATCCATCATGTCGTAAGTCAATGGATGTGCTTGGATTATGTAAATTCAGAAAAGAAAATGGAATTGTGGATATTCCTGGTCTAGAAACTTCTAGTGATAGTACGAGCGATGCTGCTTTGCGTGTTGCTTACAGCAAACTTCTTTCAGAGTATGAGAAAGTTAAGAGTAAGCAGGATGAAATTGCTTCTGCTGTTTATTCAGCTGTGAAGGATACAATTGTAAAACAAAAGCCTACCGAAATTGATAGGAATTTTTTTGCAACCAAAACTAAGAAGAATAACAAAAATGAAGAAGTAGCAGTTGCAGTTCTAGCCGACTGGCAACTTGCTAAAGTTACACCTGATTACAACTCTACTGTTTGTGAAGAGCGCATTGAAAGATTTGCTCAAAAAGTTGTTGATGTAACAAATGTTCAAAGAGCAGATCACCCAATTAATGAAATTCATATTTGGTGTCTTGGAGATATTGTTGAGGGTGAACTTATTTTCCCAGGGCAAAGCTTCTTAGTTGATGGTGGTTTGTACCGTCAGGTAACTGTAGACGGTCCAAGAATCATGAGAAAGTTTATCAACAAAATGTTGGAAAACTTTGAGAAGGTTGTTTTTGTCGGTGTTATTGGTAATCATGGTGCTATTGGTGGTCGTTCACGAAGAGATCACGATCCAGAGACTAATGCTGACAGAATGCTTTACCGTATTGTTCAGTTAATGTACGAAGATGAAAAAAGAATTCGTTTCCATATCCCTGACGGGCGTGGAGAAAGAAATTGGTATGCTATTGACGCAATTGGCAATTATAAGTCAATGTTGATTCATGGTGATCAGTTTGGTAGTCTTTCTACCCTCTACGGCTTTCAAAAGAAAGTCTATGGCTGGAAAGTTGGGGCTGTACAGGAAGATTTTACAGATGTTTACTGTGGACATTTTCACACACCAACTAAGATGACGTTTAATACTGTACAGTTCAGAATTTCTGGTAGTCCAGAATCTACAAACACTTATGCTATGGAGAGCCTCGCGGCTATTGGGCAACCATCACAACCGTTGATGTTTGTTCATCCAGATAAGGGTATTGTAACAGCAGAATATAACTGCTGGCTATAAGGAGATAATATGAATAACAAACTATATAAAGATATTGCTGAAAGAGCACTGTGGACAGCTGCTCAGGCGTTTATTGCTATTTACACTGTTGGTGGTGTTGATGAAATTAAGTGCGCTGGTGCTGCTGCTTTGGCTGCTGGAATTAGTGTTCTTAAAGGTTTTATCGCAACCCAAGTTGGGGATCCTGATTCGGCATCAACTCTGAAGAAGTAAAGTGTTTAAGTTCTCTGATGCATATATGCGCTGTGTTAAATGTGGTGGTATAAAATGTGTCGGGGAGGAGTATTACAGTTTAGGAAAATATTGGGTAGATGTTACATGTATAAAGTGTGGTCATTCTGCTGATATTCAAGTTGATAAACTAAATAAAATATTAGAAAAGATAAGAGATGATAACAAATAAAATCATAGAAAATAAGTTTTATTTATACAAAAAGCTTATTGTGAAAGTAAAAAAGATTCATCGCTCTTCTAATAGTGTGATTGTAAAATTCCTATTAGAAGAGAATGAAGAAATTATCCCATTCAATGGTGGTGAATTACTTTTAAGTCGTTTGTACACTATTGGTGAGTTATCTAAAATTACTAGTAAAAGATCTGATACAATCAGAAAATATGAAAAGAATGGGCTTCTTACCAGACCGATATCGGAAGCCGAGCAAAGTGAAGCATATAAAAATTGGCGGTTCTATACCGAATCCGATGTTTATGATGTGGTAGCATTCTTTTCTGGCAGGAAGTCTGGAAGACCTGCTAACGTTAAAAACAACAACATAAGAAACAGCATCGTTTCTTTACGAGAAAAGGTTAACAAATTATGATTGACAATGACAAAGCAGAAATTTGGGCATCGGTTGGTATTACCAAGAATCTTGGTAACTATGAATCTCTTCGCCTTGATGCTGGTGCTAAAATTATGGCATCTTCAATGGAAGATGAATCATCATGGAAAAAACTTTGGGCTGCTCTTGACGAACAAATTGAAGCAAAGCTTAAAGAACTTGATAAGTGACATGGCTTAGTAAAGCCATTTGCTCACAGGATGAGCACTCAGAAAGATGGTTATCTTATAACCTTCTTGATATAGAATACGCTAAGAGTGGTTGCGCCAAATGCACTATGCATAAACAATGTTTAACTAACGCTTTTAATGCTGATAGTGATGTTGTTGTTGGCGTAATTGCTGGCGTATCTGAATATGAAAGATTAATTATTAAATTTCAAAAAGATAGGTGACATCAATGTCAATTACTGGTAATGATTTAATTGAAACATTCAAGGTGATATGTGAATCCGAGAATCGGTTATTTATTCCTGATTCACCTCGCCAAGACGATATAGCAGATAGCATGGTGAAGCATTACGATAGTGATGATTTATTGAATGCTGTTAAATTATATGTGAAGTCGGAATACGGCCCAATACTAATCTTTGACTTTGCTATTAAGTCAAGAGACTTTGTTGATAGAGTAAAGAAAGAACGTCTATCAATTGATAAATTCAAACAAACCGTTGCCGAAACAAGAAAGTTGATTGAAGACTATGAACTATGAGATGCGATTGATTAACTCAATTGTTGAGAGTGGTGACATGGTTACTGCTGTTAATGAGGGTGTTGACGGTGTATTTGCTGAGTATAGGGATATTTGGAATTTTATTCTTAGTCATTATGATAAGCATAGTAAACCACCATCAAAGGATACTATCAAATCCCATTTCTCTGACTTTGAGTTTGTTACAGCAACAGAGCCTTTGACTTACTATATTGAACAAGCAAAAAGAGAATCGTTGGCTTTACAAACTAGAAGAATTGTCGCTCAGGCTCATTCTCTTCTGGGCGAGCTTGGTCCGAAAGAAGCTTTATCTTATTTAATGGAGAACACCTCCAAGTTATATAAGTATTCTAGCAATCTAAAGGATACCGACTTGGCTGGCGAATGGCGTGAGCGTAGTGATGAACTACGTGAAAGATCATTGAATCCTGAAAAAGATATTGTTGGCATCCCTAGTGGGATAACTGTTATTGATAAAGTTTTTGGCGGTTGGCAATCCGGGGACTTTATTGTTCTATTAGGTTGGACAGGTGTTGGTAAATCATTTATTGCAAGATTGTTTGCTGCTAATGCTTGGCGCGCTGGTTTTAGACCAATGATTATTTCATTAGAAATGAATAAACTTCAAGAGGGTCAAAGACTAGATACATTGCTGAACAATGGTGAGGGTAACTTCACTAATACTGACTTGGTGAAAGCCAATGCTGGCATTGTTGATAGGTATGCATCATGGGCTGAAGAAACATTTGAAGGTAAGCAACCTATCTATTTGATTACTTCAGAGGGTCTTGAAACAGCAGACCAGAACATGGTGCAAGCAAAAATTGACCAGTATCAACCAGATATGGTTATTCTTGACTATCATGGTTTGTTTGATGATTCTAGTGGTGCAAAGACAGAGACAGAGAAGGCAAAGAATCTATCAAAAGCATTTAAAAGAATGGCTGTCAAGAACGGTATCCCCATCATTGACGTAGCAGCAGTTACTATGGCAGAAGGTCATGGTGATAGACCGCCAGAACTAGAAGAAGTAGCGTGGTCAAAGCAGTTAGCTTATGATGCCGATTTAGTATTAGCTATTCATCGTGAATACAATTCTGATCTATTCCAGGTCGTATCACGCAAAGTTAGGCGAGCAACCCATTTTGGTTTTTATCTAAGATGGAATCTTGAAACTGGCAAGTGGAATGAAGAGTGGGATCTAGGATGAAAACAAAAGATGATTCAGTAGTGTATATTCTTAAGGGAACAAGTCGTGATGTTGAATCCATTATTAGACTTAGACCTTGGATGGAAGATGAAATAAAGGAGCAGTGCAAATTTTCTAGTACTAAACTTTATACAGATTACAAGCAGGAGACTGAGACTTTTGAATTCAAAATTGTATTCCTCAAGTAACCTTGAGTCAGATATAAGAAGATTATTTTCTGATAATAATATAAATATTCAAACAGAGAGTGGTAAAGAGGCGACTCTTTACTGCCCATTTCATAAGAACACGCATAGTCCTGCTTTCTATATAAATTTGAAGACTGGGTTATGGCAGTGTTTTAATCCATCATGCGATAGGAAAGGTAACTTTAGGCAACTATATAAGCATGTTACTGGTAAAGCATATGGCCGTGAGAATATAGTTGATCCTGTAAATTTACAGTATCAATTAGAAATATCTTTGAATCCAGTAAAAGTTGAAGAGTTAACAACTGATTCAATCAAGATTGATTATAACAGTGACGAGTTAAACTTGTTGCAACCATTGATTGAAAGAGGGTTGACTAAGGAAACTTTATCATATTTAGAGGTTGGATTTTCAAAAGTTAAAGATAGAATTGTTATACCAGTTAGGGATACAAGGTATAATGTTGTAGGTCTAATCGGTAGAGCAGTTCATGACTGGCAAGATCCAAGATATCTTTATAATAAAGGATTTAAAAGAGCAGACATATTATTTAATATACAGAATGCAAAAAAGTTTGATGAGTGCATAGTCGTAGAGGGTAGTTTGGACTGTGCAAAGGTTATTCAGGCTGGTTATAAAAATTGTGTAGCAACACTTGGTGCCAAAGTGTCACCTAATCAATCTTCTATGTTGAGAAAATGGTTTGATAAAATAATTATTTTTTCTGATAGAGATGACGCTGGAGATGCCATGTGTGATGCTATAATTAACTCTTGCGAAGGCAAGGACTTGAGTCGCATGGTGATTCCAAATCACGTAAAAGACCCTTGCGAGATGTCTGAGCATGAAATACAAAAAGCATATCAAAACAAACAAACAATCATTGGAGGTAGGTAGGAAATGTTTCAATCATTAAAAACACTAAAAGAGTTAGAAAAAAATATCCCATCACAAGGTTCATCGGGTACAAAGAAGTTTTTCACGATTTCATCGGGTGAAACTTTTAAGATTCGGTTTCGTCAAGAACTGACTGAGGATTCAAAAAACTTTGACGAGGGAATTGGTGCAGCAATTACTGTTCCAGTTGTTACATCACCAATTAACTGGAAGTGGCGTGCAGCGTCAACTTCTGGGCTTGAGAAGTTCAATTATCGTTGTTGGGCTGGTGAGCAGGTTACAAAAGATGGTCGTTGGAGACCAAAGCCTCACTTACTTATCAACGTTGCTGTTGAGACTGAGCCAGGTACTTGGGAACCACGTATCATTGATACAACATACAATCAGCGTCATATTGGTTTAATCTTGATTGAGTACGCAAAGGAGTTCGGTTCTATTACTGACCGTTACTACAAGTACTCACGCACTGGTTCAGGTGCTCAAGATACCAATTACACTTTGATTCCATTGGATCAGTCACCAATGCCAGAGAACATTAAGTCTTTGCCAACGCATGATCTTAATACTGTTTATATGACTTTGCCTTATGCAAAGCAGGAAGCGTTTTTTACAACAGGAGAACTTGGCAAGGAAAGCTGGTAGTATTTATTAAAGTTGTAGAGGGTGACTGCATCAGCAGTCACCCTCTGCTATTTATTTAGGGAGATTGTATGGGTAATAGTTCTTATCAAGGTAAAGAGTGGTCAAGTTTTTTTGTTCAGTCTGTTAGGTCAGAGGTCAAGAGTGTTTTAGATATTGGCGCTGGTCAAGGCACTTACTATCATTTCTTAAATAAATATATACCTGATGCTGTTTGGTCTTGTGTTGAGGCTTGGCAACCTTATATTGATCAATTTAATTTAAAAAATTATTACACCGATGTATTTAATGAGGATATTAGAACATTTGATGTTACAGGTCGTTCATATGATTTGGTTATCGCTGGAGATGTTTTAGAGCATATGCTCAAAGAAGAAGCTCTTAATATTTTTGCAAAATTTAAACCTATTTGCAAGTATTTTATTATTTCTATTCCTATCATCAAATGGCCTCAGGAGGCTATTAATGAAAATAGTTATGAGATTCATGTCAAAGATGATTGGTCTCATGATGAAGTGATGCAGTCATTCCCTAATATAATTGGGTTCTATTACGGAGATCAAATTGGTGTCTACGTATTGAAAGGCAATTTGTGAGCAATAAAATTATTGCCCTTGATCTAGATGGAGTTTTAACAGATATAGGTGGGCAGTTATCTGATTATGCTAAACGTGAAAATATTGAATTCACGTCTGAATCAATAACTAGAGCATTACTGTCATCATGTGGTGACGATGCTTTAGAACACATATTTAAAAGTGAATCTTTTTGGGATGACTTGTCGCCAGTTAAGGATTCATGGCATTGTATAAACGATTGGTTTATGAATGGGAATGAAATATTTTTTATTACAGCAAGAAAATCTGATCACTCCATCAAGGCTATACATACTTGGCTTGATAAATGGAGTGTCATGTACTCTGATGTGATTGTATGTGATATGTATGAAAAGTTTAATTTCATTAATAAAATTAAACCTGCTTTTTATGTTGATGATAATCCATATGAAGTCAATAAAGTTCGTGGTATGACGTTGTGTACGCCATATGTTTTTAAAACATTTTACAATTCTTACTTAATAGGGAGTTTGAACTCAATTAATTCACTCAGTGAATTAAAGATTGGATAGTAGTGACTGATTTCGTACATTTACATTGTCATTCAGAATATTCTTTGCTAGACGGAATGTCTACACCAACTGACATCGCTAATATTGCTTCTAGTAATGGTCAGTATGCTGCCTCAATAACTGATCATGGAACTATGGGCGGTGTTTTAAAGTTTCAAGATGCTTGTAGAAAGACTAATGTAAAACCATTGTTTGGTGTTGAAGCTTACTTTGTTGATTCAGTTAACTCTGATGGTGATGGTCGTCATGAAAGATTTCATCTTATTCTTTTAGCAAAGAATGATGAAGGGTTGAAGAAGTTATTTAAAGCCAGCCAGATTGGTTGGACAAACAATTTCTATTATAAGCCTAGAGTGGACTTTGATCTATTAACTGATCTAGTTGATGATGATATTGTTGCTTTGTCTGGTTGTCTTGGCGGTGCAATTGCAAAAGCAATTGATGCTGGAAACACTAGTCGTGCCGAATATTTGTCGGAACGGTTTATTAAAATATTTGGTGACGATTTCTATTATGAAGTGCAGGCTTGGAATCCGCCTAAGATTAATAAAGGCATATTGGATTTGGCTAGTGCTTTTGGTAAGAAGCCTGTAGCGACTGCTGACTGTCATTTCCCAACAGTTCATGATCGTGGTGACGAGGAGATTTTGCTGATGATTTCTCAGTATCCTTCATTGAACGCTGGTGACTTGCGTAAGGCTAGGGACAACTGTCGCCATGAGGGTAGCATTATTGAAAAAATGAATGCCATGTATCCAGATCGCTTTTTGCGCTTTGATGAGATCAATCCGTATATTGCTTCTGCTACAGAGATTCAATCATGGTTTAATACTGTTGGTTTGGATAGGACTGATATCTTAGAAAACACGATGGAGGTCGCACAGAAATGTACTGCTGAGATTGCTGTTAAGCGTAAGTTGTTGCCTAAGTATTTGAAGGCTTTGGACTCTGATGATTACTTGCGCGAGATTTCTGTGTTTGAGATTGATCGTCGTAGTTTATCTGATGAGTACAGAGTTAGGTTGGATGAGGAACTTGGAATTATTGCTAAGCTTGGTTTCTCTGATTATTTCTTGATGGTTTGGGATTTGATTAAATGGGCTGATAACAATAATATTGGTCGTGGTCCTGGTCGTGGTAGTGTTGGCGGTAGTTTGCTGGCGTTCTTGTTGGATATTTCCAAGGTTGATCCTATCAAGTATGGTTTGTTGTTTTCTAGATTTTTGAATCCTGAGCGCAATGACTATCCTGACATTGACTTAGATTTTGAGGATAAGCGTCGTGAAGAGGTGAAGCAGTATTTGAGGAATCGTTGGGGTAATGACAATGTTGCTGCAATTTCTATTTATGGTACGTTTAAGGCCAAGAGTGTTATTAAAGATATTGCGCGTGTGTATCAGGTTCCGTATGAGGAGATCAATAATATCACGCCGTTCTTTGAGACTTTGGATGAGTTAGAAAATTCGGCTAAGGGTCGTGTTTTTAATTCTAAGTATCCTGACATTATTCCTGTTGCTCGTAAGTTAGAGAATCGTATTCGTACTTCTGGTGTGCATGCTGCTGGCATGGTTGTTTCATCTGTGCCATTGAGTGAAGTATGCCCTGTGGAAAGTCGGAAGAATCGTGGTGATGACAAGCGTTCTATTGTTACTGCTTTTGATATGGAGGATGCTGAGGCTGTTGGCTTGATCAAGGTTGACATCTTGGGGTTAAAGATGGTTTCGGTTATCAAGGATTGTTTGGCTAAGATCAAGGATAGACATGGCATCAATGTTACTGAACTTTCTTTGGCTTTGGATGATGATCTTGTTTATAAGAACTTCAATGACGCTAATACTGTTGGAATCTTCCAAGTTGATGCTTCGGCTTACAGAAATCTTATTGAACGTATGGGTATTTCTAACTTTAATGATCTTGCTGTAAGTAACGCTCTTGTTAGACCCGGGGCTTTGCTATCCCAGGGGCAGAAGTATATTGACTGTAAAAAAGGTAAAGAGAAGCCTGTTTATCCTCACCCATCTGTTGAGGGGATTTTGAAAGAAACTTTTGGTACGGTTATTTTCCAAGAGCAGTTGATGCAAATGGCTGTGAGTATTGCTGGCTTTACTTGGGCTGAGGCTGACAAGTTGCGTAAGATCATTGGTAAGAAGCGTGATGCTGCTGACTTTGATCAGTATCGTGATAAGTTTATTCAGAATGCAATCATTACTCCTAAGGCCGCACAAAAGATGTGGTCTGAGTTTGAGTTAGCAGCATTGTATATGTTTAACAAGTCTCATGCTGTTGCTTATTCCATGTTGTCGTATCAGACTATGTGGTTGAAGGTTCATTATCCTATTGAGTTTATTTGGGCACTTCTTTATAACGAGGATGCTCAGGATAGAATTACTGCTTATTTGATGGAGGCTAATCGTATGGGGGTTAAGGTTAATCCTCCTGACGTAAATTTGTCTAATGAGTCATTTTCTATTGATGATGATGGTATTCGCTTTGGGCTTCGCAATGTAAGTGGTTGTGGTAATAGTGCTATCACTGAGATTCTTGAGTTGAGACCTTTTTCGTCTATTGAGGAATTTAATGCCAAGTGCAGTAAGAAGCGTGTTAATACTAAACTTCGGGATAGTTTGGATAAGGTGGGGGCTTACAAGAGCTTTGGCTATGCTTCTGCCTATGATAATGAGAAGTATTATCTGCCTATTTTGGGGTTTGCTATCAATCTTGATCAGGATGAGAATGAGATTGACAAGTATGTAAAGCCTCTAGCGGACTTCCATGAGATTAACTCTCCTTTGACCATTGTGAAGGCTGTGGTGCGTTCTACCAAGAAAACACCTCAATACCTCCGTGTTGAAATAGAAGATCAATCTGGCTCAACTACGATCTTTTGCGACAGGAACGCTGAGATCTCAAATAGGCAGTTAATTTACGCATTAATTGGTGACAGGACTCTCCATATGTTCTGCGATGCTTATGAGTGCCATAATTCTGAAATTATGCGATTGATTAGTCTCATGGACCAAGGTGTTGAGCATGACTTGAGTTGGCTATATCGGGAAGAGCTGGGGATTTGTGAATCTGAAGAAACTGATAAAAGCCTTGTGTATGTTTTTAGCAGTAGATCTTTTGTTACTGCCAAGGGTAAGAATATGGCTAACCTATACGCCTGGGATGGTGTCAAGATTATTAAGATCGTTATTTTCCCAATCGTGTATGGCAAGATCAAACATATTATTAAAGACAACGGCTGGTTTGCCGTGAAGATGTCTAAGATTATTGAAAAAGAAGCCTTGACTCGTCTTGACTCATATAAACTTGCTACTGATACTTCAATTATTTCTATTGAAGATTATATAGAAAGAAAAGGGCTATACGCCCCCCAACAATAAGGAGATAAAATGTTATTTATAGATAAGCGTAAAGGCGACAAGATGCCTGAGCATGAAGTTATTCCGACACCTAGTCTTGCATTAAATAGAGCTTTAGGTGGTGGACTTAACTCCGGGGCAACGCACTTGTTTTGGGGTACTCCATCAGTTGGTAAAACAACCATGTGTTTTAGAATCATTTCTCAAGCGCAAAAGATGGGCTATCGACCTGTTATTATTGATTCAGAATATTCTTATTCTGATGTTTATGCTGAGAAGTGTGGAATTGATATTGAAGATGTTGTTATTATTCAATCAACTATTGTTGAAGACATCCTCAAAGCACTTGTTCCTTATTTGAATCACCCTGATGAAAAACATATTTTCTTATTTGATAGTCTTTCTAACATTATTAAAGAAGAGTTTTATGACAAACCCGATGGTGGTAAGGCCTTGGGGCTGCAAGCGCGATCACAAGGTTACTTCTTGCAAAAACTTGTTAATCATCTTCATAAAGAAAAGAACATAATGCTCTTTGTTGCTCATCAGACTGTTGATTTGAGTGGAATGTTTGCCATTACTAAAGCAAAGATGGGTAACACTGTTCACCATAACATGCATAACATTGTTAAACTATTCCTTTCTATGTCGCAAAAAGAAATGGAAAGAGATGATTCAAGTCGTATCACCAGCCAACGTGCTACTTGGACAATAGAAAAAACTAAGCAGATCCCTAGTATTGGAACAACTGGTTATTATTATGTTTTACCAGCACAAGGTAAAATTGATACAGAGCGTGAACTTATTGATATGGCAATTGAAGCCAATATCATTCAGCGTCGTGGTGCTTGGTATGCTTATGGTGACAATAAATGGAACGGGATTAGTTCTATTGATCTAAGCGAAGTGGAAAAAGAACAGATTAAAAAAATAATTATGGAATCATAATATTTTTCACCGTTAGCAAAATGTGTTTTTGAAACTCTGCTACACTCTGCTGATACCAACTATAGGAGGCATCTATTGAAAAGAGATGAAAAGCAAGAGATCAAGCGCGATAAGGCTAAAGCAGTCAAGAATTCTGGTAGAGGTCTAAAAAAAGGCGATGCTACCTATCACAGTTTTGTTCTTGACTACAAACATAACGCTTCTACATTTACTTTGTCTAGGGAATCTTGGATAAAAATGCGGAAGGATGCATGGCGATCCAATTACAAATATCCATGCATTTCTGTTGTTCTTGGCGAGGATTCAGATATCAAGGTCGCTATCATTGACTGGGATGTTTTTAATGATCTCATAGAGGGAACAACTTATGAGTAAGATACTTATTGCCATTGCTGTTATGTTTTTTGGTTCAGTATTTACATCCGTATATTTAATGCATAAAATTTATGAAGAACTAGACGATGACGATTGGATTTGAAATGGAATTAACATTTGGAAGTTTATTTGCTGGGATCGGCGGTTTTGATCTTGGTTTTACAAATGCTGGCTGGGAAAGCAGTTGGCAGGTTGAGTGGGATAAAACATGTCAATCTGTTTTAAACAATCATTGGCCTAATACTGATAAATATTATAATATTCAAGATGTTGATGGTGCAAAAATTAAGCCTGTCAATTTAATTACGTTTGGTTCACCATGTCAGGACTTGTCAGTTGCTGGAAAGCGTGCTGGTCTTGATGGTGAAAGATCATCAATGTTTTATGAAGCAACTAGGATCATCAAGGAGATGAGAAATGCAACAGGAAATGAATACCCAAAAATTGCAATCTGGGAAAATGTGCCAGGTGCCCTCACAAGTAATAAAGGAGAAGACTTCTCAGCAGTCATTGACGAAATGGCTAACATCGGGGCATTGGCAATTGAATGGCACATCTTGGATGCACAATGGTTTGGAGTCCCACACAGAAGGAGAAGATTGTTCCTTGTTGTTAGTTTCTGTCCTACAATCGTTGGAAGATGTGGAACACAAATACTACCTGTCCCCCAAGACAGCGACGGGAATCTTAAGAAGAGCCGAAAGAAGAGGAAACAAGCTTCCACCCATGCTCTATCAGGCTCTGATAAAGTTAGCGGACCAACATACGGATTCAATCACAAAAACGGAATAGATCCACAAGCATCAGAAGAAGTGTTTCCAACAATGCGTGTTGAAAGTGGTGGGAATTCTGTAGCACAACCTGTTCTGTATGGCAAAACTGGTTTTGGTAATTACCAAGAAGGTGGTTCAACATTTAGGGCTACTAGTCATAAGAGACCAGATGAGAACTTTGTGATGCACTCTGTTGAATCTTTTGTCAAGGTGATTCGTTCTGGCGCGAGAGATGCTGATGGTAATTTACCACCAGAAGTTTGGCGACAAGAAGATGTTAGTCCTACTTTGAATGCTTTTGACAACAATAGTGAATCACGCTCAACTGTTTTAATTGTTGATGGTACAAGAGTTAATGATATTCGTGTCTATGATGATGGTATTGTTCCTACATTGATGAGCAGGATGGGAACTGGTGGTAATCAAGTTCCTTTAATTGCTGAGCAAGCGACTGCTATCCCTATTCAGGGCACGATCATTGGTCGCTCAGACTCTGCTGGACCAGCAGGGAAAGGTTTTGGTGAACCAAATGACCCTTCATATACTTTAGATACTGTATCAATGCATGCTGTATGCACACCAGAATTGATTCTAAGAAGGCTTACGCCTGTTGAATGTGAGCGATTGATGGGATTCCCCGATGACCATACAAGATTTGCCGATAGTGGTAAAGAGATTAGCAATACTAATCGTTATAAAATGATTGGTAACGCTGTTGCTGTGCCAGTTGTTGAGTGGATTGCTAATGAATTAAAGAAATATTGTTACTAATAGTGATACTATATAAAGGAGTATTATGACAGATATAATTGTTAACCCAGACTGGCTTGCTGCACAGATGGGTGATAAAGCACAAGAGTTTTTAGAATGTATGAGAATTGTACAGGATATTATTGAAAATCCAGACTTTTACGTTGGAGCGCAGGCTTTGAAGTATGCAAATATTCTTGCTGGTTATAGAACATTGATGATTGTTAAATCTCAAGTTTATAAGAGAAAATCAAGCATGATGGGTGAGCAGGATAAGTTTGTCAATGATATTTGGAAAACTATGTATGAGGCATTGGTTGAAAACATCAACGTGCTTAAAATAATTGGAAAAGGAAATAACTGATGAAAGCACTTAAGGCCTTAAAAGCACCAAAAGAAGAACCAACTCCTAGGGCGGATAATGTAGAAAAAACATCTACTGATCTTGAACAAGAGTTAGTTGAAAAGATTGATGCATCATTTCTTGATAGAAATGAAAAGAAAATCAAGAAAGTTGGCGGGTTTCATCCTAGTTACACAAACCAATGTGCAAGATACTGGTACTACCTGTTTAATGGTGCAGAAGTTGAAACTACGTTTAATCCTCAGACTTATCGTATTTTTGACAATGGACATAAAGTTCATGAACGTATTTATAGTTACTTAGATCATATGGGTATTCTTGTTGCAGAAGAAATCCCAGTAACTCATGATGATCCGCCTATTGAGGGCACTGCTGATGGTATAATTGACTTCTATGGCAAAAAACTTATTGAGATAAAATCAATCTCAATGGAGGGTTTTGAATATAGAAGAATTTATAATAAGCCGAAAGATGATCATATTAGGCAAGCACAAATCTATATGCGCTGCCTAGATTTACCACAAGCTTTTGTTATTTATGAAAATAAAAATAATCAACAAATACTGCCAATACTTATTGACAGAGATGATGCTTTTATTGATAAGTTGTTTACAAAATATAGGAAGTTTTATAAAAACTTCACAGATGATACAATACCTGATCAACCATATAAAATTACATCTAAAAATTGTGGTTCATGTGATTTGTATTCTCAATGCTGGTCGGGTGTAAATGGAACCAAAAAAGAAGAAAGCGAGCCTTTTTAAAGAAATTTTTTGTGCAAACGATGGTTGCCCAATAAGTTTTATTCCTAGGACTTACAATGGTATTTACTGCTCATCAGAGTGTAGAAAAACAGTTACTAATAGAAAATTATTAGAGAAATACTATACTGACAAGTCAAATAAGACTAAAAAAAGAACTTGTGTTACTGAGAATTGTTCAACAATCTTGTCAAGATACAATAAAGAAAAAATATGCGAAAGGTGTAAAACTGAAAGGTATATTGCAAGACTTGTATCTTGGGGTTGGGATGAAGAAAAAATCAGGAAAGAAATGTTATGACCGTTTCTTCAGTCCTTTCAGCAATGAAGTCGTGCCGTGTTATAGCCTTAGACCCAGCATCTCATTCACTTGCATGGGCTGTTCTTGACATGAACAAACATGGCATCACCATAGTTGATTGCGGTAAAATTGATTACGCACTTATCCCGGAAATATCTAATAAGTTTTCTAAAATTAAAAAAGAAATGCCTGTCATATGCAATAAATATAAGCCTGATGTTGCAGTTATTGAACAATCTATTTTTATACAAAATTTCCAAGCTAGTCGTATTCTATCCTATATAATTGGTTTTACTTGGGGTGAGTTGGATGACTATTGTAAAATAGTTCAAGATGTAAACCCTTTGAAATGGAAGTCTGGAATAGGTTACAAGAATCTTACAAAAAAAGATACTAAGGAATTAAAAGAAAAACACGGTGAGAAGGGGATTCAGAAAAGACTATCAGAAGAAAGAAAGCAGCGTGTTAGGACTATATTGAATAATGTATTTCCAGATTTTGATACAACTGTTGTAGATAGTGATATTACTGATGCAATTGGCATTGGTTTGTGGTATGGGGTGTCTAATGGCTTTAGAACCTTATAAGGATAAACAATTTTTATATGAGATGTACGTTAAAAGGCGTATGAACTTGACGGACATTTGTAAGTTATTACAAAAAAATTATAATATTGAATTAAGCCCTCAAGCGTTATATAACTGGGTTAAGAAATATGATTTACTTAAGTATAGAGGAAAAGGTCGTAATCTTAAGAGTACGTCTAACCGTCGACCTAAGTCTCCTATGCAAGAGTTAGTTGAAAGGAAAAGAAGAGAAATGCAAAAAGCTAATGCTTTAAAAAAGAAAGGTAAATTACGATGAGAAGAAATGTGACAGTTCAAGATATTACAACTTTTGCTCACTTGGATATGATTTATAATCAGATCAGAGTTTTAGAAGCGAAACAGAATGCTACTGAATCAAAATGTCTTGGCTCTGGTGGTTGTTGCAGAATTGGTTTAACAATTCCAATGATGGAATGTGCCAACATTGCTTTCCATATTCGCCAAGAGTACTACTTGAAAATGGAAAGCTCTGGTGAAGATGATGCAGATACGTGGATTATGTCTGTCATAGAGTCTTTAAAAGGTGCAATGTATGATGAGACGTATAAGCCTGGTGGTGAAACTGAAAGACATTGTGCTTTCTATAAAGGTGGTTGTACTGTCTATGGGTTTAGGCCGTTGGTTTGTAGATCTTTTGGTACTATAACTAATGTTGATGATTACTGCCCAAGGATTAGAAACGAAAATGGTTCTCTTGACCACTATGGTGGTGGAGCCGTAAAAAGGATTGTTGAAGATTATCAGAAACTATTGAAACAGTATGCTTCTGAAAAGGATCAAAATTACAATCTGACGGTGTACATGCCTTTAGGTGTTCTTAGTTTCTTACTTACTGATGAAGAGTTGATAGAGTTAAGAGATAATACCGATGACAAGTTTTGGAATGGTATTATAGGCTGGTTTAACTACAGAGTTGAATTCACTAAAAATCATGGATATCCTTTGGATGTTTTAAAGAAGGAGTCAAAAGAATCTAAAATACCTATTGCTTTTTCCATTGATAAATAGTTTTTGTAACAATATTATTTGAGAAAGGGGGTATAATGTCAATAGAGATTGAAAAAGTGGAAGAATCAGATATTTTAATTTATGATTTTGGTTCTATTAAACTATATAAGGTTGTTGAAAATAAAGATGATTTACTGGAGAAAATTAGCGAGCAATCTAGCTGACGGTTACACCTATGCATCTGACAATATATCCTCAAGATTGAAAGACATACAAGTCTTAGGTCTTGAGGATATTTGTTCTTTTGATAGTAATGTTAAAAGCGTATGTGTGGATAAGTATCATGGTATTAGATTCATTTTGGAACCGAAATCTCCTAATATCCTTATTAACAATTGCTTGCCATGTGATTACAGTTATGATGGTGATTACATTGTAGGTTTTACTTATTGGGAAACAACAAGACTGCCTGCTGATTGGGTTGTTAGTATGAATAAGTGTGATGAGGTGTGGACTACATCGTCTTGGGCTAAACAATGTTTTATTGACAGTGGTGTTGAAGTTCCTATTTATGCTTTTAATTTAGGTGTTGATGTTCACACTTTTTATCCTAAAAAAATGAAGCACGATGAAGCATTTAAATTCTTGCATATCGGTAGCCCCTCCACTAGAAAAAATACTCAACTTGTAGTTGACGCATTTTTTAGATTATTTTTAGGTAATGATAAATATAAATTAATACTTAAAAGCAATGGCCCCCCTGATGCCCGTTATATACTGGATGACACTAGCCGTCGCTCTCTTTATGATATTGAGCAAATTCAAATTATAGATCACTACCTAGAAGAGTCAGAATTGGCAGAATTAATTAATTCCACTAATTGCTTTTTATATCCGACTAGGGGCGAAGGTTGGGGTATGTCGCCTTTTCAAGCAATAGCCTGCGGTGTTCCTACCATTTGCACTAATGAAACAGCCTGCAAGGAGTTTGCGTACCTCTCAGTGCCATTGGAAGCGTCTATGACGAATACAAATCAGCATGGCATTTATTGTAATGGTGAGTGGGCTGACCCAAAAATTGACGATTTATGTGATAAAATGATGTATGTAGTTAATAACTATGATGAAGTTTTGAATAAAACTATGGATTCATCTATCTTCTTAAGAGATAATTATTCATGGGAATCTGTGGTCTCTGGCTATAGAGAAAGGATTTTAAAGATACAAGATGTCTGAAATAGAAAAAGTCGGTAAAGATATTGTAGCAGAGCTGAAGGATATTGAAGATGCTGGTGTTTTACATATCAAAGGCTATTCATATAATGAAATTGGTTCTTTGCTGAGTGTTACTACTCATAAGGCGAAAGAGTATGTTGAGCAATACAAAAACATCTTGCATAGGCAAGCAGATTCTGACCCGTATTTCCTAGAAAAAATTCAATTTAATACGATCAAATCTTTACAAGAATTTGATCAATTAAGCAAAGAGGCGTGGGAGACTGTTTCAATCGCAACTGATCATGGAATGGTCGCTGTAAGAATTCAGGCTTTGAAATTGGCTGCTGATATTGCTGTCAAAAAAGCCAACTTGCATAAGTTGATGACTGGCACTAATTCTACTGATAGTGACTATATTGCCCGGATGCAAAAGGCAGAGAGTGTCAACCAAATTTTATCAAAAATCTTGAGAGATGTTATTTCACAATATCCCGATGTTGCTGAGCAAGTTAGAAGTGAATTATCTTTGGCTTTTGAGATAATGAACGGCGATGTTGCTGCTGCTTCTGATCCAGAAACTTATGTTGCTCCAGATATTTATGATGTAGAAGTAATTGAGGAATAAAATTATTTATATTGAATATCTCAAAAAACATTTGAATAGGCTTCAAAATGAAGCTCTAATAAAGGTGGGGAAAAGTGTATTCTCCTAAAGGTGGTTTAATATGTCAGATTTTCTAGGTATGAATTTGGAATTCAAAGACTTTGATAGACTGTTAAGACAAGAAGAACTTAGCACAGAACCAGTATCAATTGAGGTATTTGTTCAAGATAAAAAATATCTTGGTCTTCCACCATTATCTCCTATTCAATTGGAAATTGTACGTCATTCTACACAAATTTTGAAGAAGCATACGCTGCAAAAATTGATGGGCGAAAAAGAAGGTGAAGAGTGGTATATAAAGTATACGGATAATGAAGTTATCTGTATGTTGGGTAAAGGATCAGGTAAAGACCATTGTGCAAGAATTTCTATTGCGTATACGGCATATATTCTTCATTGCTTAAGAGATCCTCTTGGCTATTATGGTAAAGCTAATGGTGTTTATATTGACCTACTTAACCTGGCTGTTAACGCACAGCAAGCTCAAAGAGTTTTTTTTGAGCCTTTAAAAAACTTAATGTTGTCATCTCCGTTCTTTAATGAGGTAGGGTTTGAGCCAAGAGTTTCTGAAATCTTTTTCTTTTCTAGACCTGTTAGATGTTTCTCTGGTCACTCTGAAAGTGAAGGTTGGGAAGGTTACGAAGTGTTAAGCGTAATTCTTGACGAAATCTCAGCATTTAAAACTGATTCCGAATTACGTGGAGAAACTAGATCTAAAGGATCTGCGTCAGCAATTTATAATATGAGCAAGTTATCTGTTATGTCTAGATTTCCTGAAGTCGGTAAAGTTATTTTATTGTCATTCCCTAGATATAAAGGTGACTTTATTCAACAAAGATATTATGGTGCTGAAAAGAGTAAAGAACCTAAAACTTGGTTTATTAAAGCTGCAACATGGGAAGTTAACCCAACAATTAAAAGAAGCGATTTGGAATCAGAATTTATTAGAAATCCAATTGAAGCAAGGGCGAGATTTGAATGCGAACCGCCTAATATGGAAGACGCATACTTTAGGGATGCTGATCTAGTAAGAAAAGCATTTAACTATGGTGAAGATCCTATTGATGAAGAAGATGGCTCATTTAAGCCTTGGTTTAATAGTACAGATGGCTATACCAGGTTTATTCATATTGACTTAGGTTTGAAAAGAGACAGGGCCGCTTTATGTATGGTTCATTCGGCTGGATTTAAAGAAGTAAAAACATCTATTGGTACAGAACACTTACCAGTAGTTAATGTGGATTTAGTTCACTCTTGGGAAGCGTCATCAGGTGCAGAAATCAATTTCTCTTCTATTAGGCAAATGATTGTTGATCTATGTAGGAAATTCAATGTAGGTCTAGTTACGTTTGACCGTTGGCAATCTGTTGAGATGATTCAATCGTTAAGATCACAGAATATTAATGCCGATTTCCATTCGGTTAAAAAGTCTGATTATGACACTCTTATGACAACAATTTATGATACTAGATTGCGTGGTTATTGGAATGAACTTCTTGTTGAAGAGGAATTGCTTAAATTGAGATTGTTTAATAATAACAAGATTGATCACCCTAATAGTGGTTCAAAAGACTTAGCAGACGCTTTAGCCGGGGCTGCATTCAATTGTATGCAACATATGGCTTACGATGCGGAAATAGAAATAGAAATATTAACGCCTGATAAAATGTGGGAATATGATGAAGATACCCCAGATAAAGGTACTGTGAAGGTGTATAATAAAAATCTAGGAGAATTCGTTAGTGGTGACAATTCATCATCAATTGATTACTCCTCTAATGAAAGATGGATAGAAACAATATGACTAATAAATCAGGTATTGATATAGATATTAATGAACTTGTTCACGCTCTTAATTCGCAAGTCTCTACATACAATTTGGAATTAAGTGTTGCTAAATTGTATATCGCAAAGCTTGAAGGAATTGTGAAGGAATTGAGTGAAAGTATTAATAGTTCACAACCTCAAGTATCTAGTACAAATAAGACCAAGAATTAATCTTTTTTTTGAAACAAATAAGATTTTTGTTTTTTCCGCCCCTTGCTGGAAATGATGTGCTATTGTTATTTCTGTCAAGGGCAACTAGCCCATACCCAATAGAAAAGAGAATAGAATGTTTAACCTAGCAAAAGTTGATACTTTCCCCGAACTTACTCGTTCTGGTCGTGTTAGTAATGAACTAAATCAAATCATTGAGGCATTGATTGCCTCAGCAGAAAATGATGATAAGTTTGCCCTTACTGGAATTACAGCAGGAAAAGCTTATAATTCAATGCAACAGCGTATTCGCGCTCAGGCTAGAAAAATGGATTTCAAAGTTGTTATTCGTTTTGATGCACAAGAGGAAAAGTTGTATTTCAAGGCTTCAAAGAATGAAATGACTAATTCAAATGTGATTGAATCGGGTGTAAAATCATCTGAGATAAAGTCCATCAAAACGAATGCTGGAAAAGTATCCACTAAGTAATTTCAATTAAAAAATAATATTTTTAAAGACCTGCGGATTTATCTCCGCAGGTCTTTTTTTTTGATATAATTATTGGATGCTTGAAACTACACCTCACAATATTGAAATTACATCTGAAGAAATTGAATCTTGGCATCCATTGATTTGCCTTCCTTGTTATGATAGGCAAGTGACTGAACCTTTTTTTATGTCTACCATAAAGTCGGCAGTTGCTTTTAAGGAAATAGGTATGAAATTTGGTATTAGCACGTTAAGTGATTCATTAATCTCTAGGGCAAGAAATCAACTTGTTGCTAAGTTTATGGCTAATAAAAACTTTACACACCTTCTTTTCATTGATGTTGATCTTGGATATAACTATGAAGATATTTTAAAGATGTTATGGCACGATAAAGAAATTATGACAGGGGCTTATCCTATTAAAGAAATTGTTTGGGATAAAGTCATTGATCTTGTAAAGAAAGATTGTGAAAAAGATAAGATTGCAGAAAAAAGTACAAGATTTGTTATTAATGCTGCTTCATCATCTAATGATAAAGTTAATGTTGATAATGGTGCTATTTCAATTTATGATGCTGGAACTGGTTTCATGTTGATTAAAAGGTCTGCTTTTGAAAAGTTGTTTGAAGCCTATCCTGAACTAAAGTATAGAGATGATACTGGTACTTTAGTTGGTGAAGAAAGAGATAATGCATATGCTTTGTTTAATAGCTATGTAGATGAGGATGGAAGATTCTTATCAGAAGATTATGGATTCGGTAGGTATTGGCAAAAGATTGGCGGCCAAGTTTGGGTCGATCCTTCTATTGAATTAACGCATTTGGGTCGCTATGAGTATAAGGGTAAGCTTATTGACTGGATAGTTGATAACGCTACATTAGATGTTAAAGTTGATCCAGTTAATCAAAAAAAGAAAACGAAATCAACTCAGAAAACGAAAAAAAGTCAGGGTAAATAATATGACCCGGAATATATACTAAATTTTGATTAAAATTAGTATAAGGATTCTGTGGTGTTCCTTTAGGTAAAGCTTTATATTTGATACCGATTTATTTCGTAATCTAATAAGCCCCTAACGTTAGAACCCAATTCGTAATGTATAGCTGCTCTAACGTTAGAGCTTAATTCTTGATGTATAGCTTTCCTAACGTTAGAATGTAATTTCCTGCGTTTCTACGAATATTTCCCTTAAATAAAACAAACAATCTGTTTGGTTATCCTTGCGATTTCCCCTATGATAGTGTTGTCTTTGTGGAAGTTATATCAAACACAAATGCTAAGGAATTGTGTAAGGAATTGACCGACCTTTGTGTCGGTCAATTTGCGCGTATTGGTTTATATATAGATAATGTTATTAATTGCCTAAACACTAGAAAGGGAGTAGTAAATGTCTGATATGTCTGATAAATGTGAGAAAATGATAGGTCTAAGCGTAAGCAATAATGTTGATGATTTTGGTCGCATTATGAGATGGGAAATTGTAAACAAAGACGGTAAGGATTATTATGTCTTTATTTTTAGTAGTGGCCGTAAGGTTGAGGCTAATTCTTTGATCAAATATATTGAGAAGAAAGTACATTATCCTCAGGGTACTGATTATGTTATGCGTCAGCGTATCGCTCATAGAAAAGCTAAGGGTATGTCTGGCGGTTCTTTATTTGGTTCTAGTATCAAAAATATTGCTCATTTTCGTGACAGTAAGGGGAAGTGATTATGTCTGACTTTGAAATTATAGATAGTTGTGATGTTGAGGTTGTTGAGCGTAATCGTAAGCCAAAGTATACGACTAAGCCCTGGGAATACAAGAATGCTCAGGAAGAGTATCAGTATTACAAAACACTTCAGCGTTCATATAAGCGTCGTCACGGGGATATAGAAACGCCTTATGATCATCATATTGACCAGCGTATAGATTACGCAAAGGAGATGGA